ATACAAACGCTTTTCATAACTGCCTTTATAATGTATTTCTACATTCAAATACGTAGTTTCATTATTAACAGTAACCCCCATAATGGTAGTTTCGTTATTAACTTTATAAGTATTTGCGACAACGTGTGCAGTAATCTCGTCTAAATTTTCAGGATTATAAATCGGTATCCAATTTTCAGGGCTTATAACCGAAATATCAGGTTTATTTTCAGAATTAATATAAACTTTTAATACTACTTCACCTTGTGCGTGACAAGAAACAAACGCTTTCTTTAATAAATCAAGCGTTTTTCTGCGTGAATAATAATCTTCTAATTTTTCGTCTTTTGTTTCATTACCAACCCATATTTCAGGTTCTTTCTGAAACGCTAATATTTTAAAAGTGTCTGTAAGCGACTTAAACAAGTTAAGCTTAACCATAACTTGTTCAATCTTATCTATATTTTTACCATAACGGCTTGCTATACTTTGCCATACTTCTTTAAAAACGGTTTCAAAATCACCTTCATAAAGACAACGACCGGTAATATAATTTTCTTGTCTTTCTTTGTAAGTTGCGTTTGTTGGCGTCCATTTCTCACCAATTTTTAAAAAATCTAAATTTGTAAACATTCTATTTTTTAAACCTCATTCCGTAATTTACCTCATAGAACCAAACCCCATATCGCATAGCGTCCATCATATCGTCAAATTCTTTAACCGGTTTGTCTATATCCGTACTAGCTGTTATTTCATACTCTTGCGGATATCTATAATTTGTAATTTCCTGAATAGTTTCTGGGCAATTCTCTTTACAAATTATCAGTCTGTCAAAGTTTATTAATTGACGTACTATTGCTATACTATCAGCTACAGAAACGGGCTTATCTTCGTAAATACTAAATACTTCATTTAATTTTGCGTTTTGTTCAGGTCTTGCATTATCACAGTTCCCAAATCTCCAAAACTTACCATATTCGGTTTGTTTTTGTTTTAACCAATCTTTTGCATTTGTATGATCAAAATGCACCTTTTTAAGCTCATCAATTTGCACATACACTCCCTCATAAGTAACACCAAACAAACAAATACCTGTCGGGTGTTCCCAACCCCAGTCAAGCCCAAAAAAGAAGTCGCAAAACTTGCCTTGCTTAATCATTTCTAATACTTCATCACGTGTGCAAGTGTGCTTGTTTAAATCAAATGTGTCATATACAAGCCCTTCTGCGATTACCCATTGTCCTAAAATTTTACGTTCATAAAACGCACCTGAATAAAGCTTTTTTTGGTTTTCAATAAACGTTTGTGACAAATTTGCATTATCATCCATAGTAAAATGCCAATAATCAAAAACAGATTTTACATTTTCATCACCCTCAAGCCATTTTTTTATTTTTTCTTGATAAAGCCAATGGTTTGTACTTTCAGGGTTTGCGTCTGCTACACCTCTAGCCTGTTCCGGCGTTAAACGTGATAAAGCCATATTATAAAAGCTATAATGATGTTGTGGCAATTCGTTTGCATACCAAAAATCCCACGTACCACCTTGAATAGATGCAAAACTATCAGCTTTCCCACCACCAACGACTAAACAAGAATAGTTTTTACCCCACAAGTTAATATCCATTTCACCTGATGAGCTGTTATATTTTACCTTTGCACCGTGAAAATTTTCTAAATACGGGATTAATTCAACAAGCACGTTATTGCGTACCGTGTTTTTTGAAAAACCACTAAACACTTTTAAATATTCGTTCCCAATTGCAGAAAAATATTGCGGGATTTTATAAATAACGTTAATTGTTTTACCTGAACGCACAGAACCGCACATAAGTGTTAAGAGCGGATATTCTAACGGGTCTTTAGATAAAAACTTTCTAGCCTTAGCAGAGTATTTAGACTTAGTAAAATCAATCGGCATCCTTTAACCCCTTACCAAGTTCTTTAAGGTGTTTTAAGAATGTTTCTCGTGTAGAAGCTGTGTTATCTTCTATAGCGTGTTCAACTTTATCTCTCCATTTTTCAGGTTGTCTATTTTTTAGCCAATAAATACAAGCTGTAGTATCTGGCGGTATTTCTTGCTTAAGTTCAACCACTTTTACATCTTCTATTTCTTTAAGCCTTTTACCATCCTTATAACTAACATTTTTAATTTTAATTGCTTGTTGCACCGTAATAACAGCTCCAATTGCTCGATTATATAAGCTTTTTACGACTTCACCATCAGCATCAAGCTTTCCTTTTTTTAAGGACTGAAGAAATTCGGGGTGTTTTTCTTTCCAAGTGTTTAAAGTTTTCTCGCTAACACAAAAAAACTTAGCTATTTCGGTATCTTTTAAACCTAATAAAGCTAACTTGTAAGCTTGTTCGATGTATTCTTCTTTGTAAGCGCTTGGTCTTGCCATAATGTACTCCTATCGCATTTGTACATTATTCAAGTGTAAAGCTTTATAAATCGGGCAATAAAAAAGCCCTTACGGGCTAGACTTAATAGAATATATAAATAAAATCAAGAAGGTATCTTTATTATATCGCTTTTTGTTTCGGCAATTGTAACAAAGTTTGTGTAATAATTTGACAAGAGGATAAATTTTATAGTATCTTTTAGATACAGAGTATTTAAGAGAAGGATTAGACGAGGTTAAGTTATTTGGCGGATTGCCAAAGCTGTGGGAATATATAATAATAAAAGAAAGCACCCACGTGGACTAGAGTTGATGCGATCTTACAACTAACTTAGCTACTGAACAATAAAAGTATGTGCGAAAAGCAAGGAGGCACTTACGTACCTCCACCCACAAATTATTTGGTCAATGTGAGGGCTATTGCTAATATAAGCAGTAGCTCTTGCTCATTAATGCTAACAAGCATTATCTCTCCCTCCTTTCTTGCGCCTTTTTCTCTTATATAATGTGTGTGCGCAGAAACGGAGATTATTGTTCAATACAATAATAACAAACTAATCAAGATTTTTGTTTGAATTGTTACGATCCATGCCATATTTGTAACAATAAAAAAGCCTCTTTCGAGGCTAATCTATTTTATAACGTGCGTTTCATTGTTCATAATTCGTCCAATAACTTTGAACTTAGCTTGCTGCAATTGTTCAAATGTATATGATTTTGGGGCATACTTGTCTTTGTTATTCCAAGAGAAAATAACAAACCCCTCAATAGCTTGGACTTTAATACGTGCTATGCGCAATATCTTGATTCCATTTAATTCAGCGGTGTAAAGAAAAACACCACCATTAGCTATATCAGTTTTCCCTATATCTACGGAAACAATATCGCCAATTTCTAATTGTTCCGGTGTGTTTGGATTATCCATACGATCATCAAATACTCTTAATGCTCGGATATTATCAGGATTAGAGTTCCACCACCCTTGATGTATTTCTTTATCACCTCTAAGTATTGTTAATTTATTCGCACGAGTAAAGTTATATCCGCTTTTTTCATCAAACAAATAAGAACTGGATTGGATATCGTCTTTTAATTTATAGCCTAATTTAATTTCTAATCCTTCAATATAATGTTCAGGGAGTTCGTCATCATCTTTAAATCGTTGCAAATATGAATAGGAAATACCCAACATCTCTGCAAGCCGCATTTTTGTAATTGCTTTTTTCTCACGCAATTGCATATGTGATATAATCTCTATAATATTCATCCTTCACCTTCTTAGTTGATATTTTATCAACAACTGGTTGATATTTTATCAACCTTTAGTTGACAAAATTAATCCTATTTGTTTATAATATGAACACTAGGAGTTCATATTATATCAACATTTATATTATAACTCTAATCCACTTAAAAATCAAGGGGCAAGTTTGAGGTGCTTATGTATCGGGACATAACAGTAAGAGCTTATGATGAAGAAACCATTAAGAAAATTGATGAGTTAAGAATATCCGGCGTTAATATCACAGAATTAGTCCTAAAAGCTATTATGAGCTATTCACAAGAAGCAGAGCTTGAATTAGTTAGCTAATTATTAAAAGCTGATAACTATACCAAATAGTGTATTTTAAATTTTATTTCTAATCAGCCCTACCACTTTACCAACAATTGAGAAGTTACCTGTGTTTGGTTCTATAATTCTATCTTGAAAGCGTGGATTTTCAGAGATGCAAACAATCTGATCTACGTTTTTAACTAATCTTTTTATGAACAGTTCGCCATTGTATTGGAATAAATAAACTGTGTCATCAATTATTTGT